TGAGAGTTTTACTTTTCGCGTACCTTGTTTAGCACTGCTCCGTTGAGCAGAGGCCACCGTCTGTACGGGACGGTTTGAACTCTGGAATTTATGAGGAAAAGCCTCATGAACCCGTTTATCCAATTCTGTGTAATAGGTATCGGTTGTAGGATCAATACCTTCTTGTTCGACAAGATTGCGATGAATGCCAAACGCGGCATATGTCATCGCTTCATCTTTACCAAACCATTCGTTCTTTTCTGCCCAACCCTCAGCTTTAGGGTCTGGCTGAGGAGGAGCCGCTTGCTGTTGCGGGGCATATTGAACAGGAGGAGGCATAACAGGTTGCTGTTGCGCCGCCTGCTCTCGTCTAATTCGTACCCGTTTCAAATTCTCTTGTTCTACAGAAAGGCGCGAGAGCTCCTGATTAGCTTCTACAATAGCATCAGGGTCCCCTGAATCAAAGGCGGCTTTATATGCCGTTTTTGCCTGTTCTAATTCAGAACCAACACGATTATCATATTCATTAAATAATGTAGCATCCTGCTGCTTTAATTGTGTATCAGCTTGATGCTGGTGCTGTTGTAACTGCGCCTGGACACCTTGCGCATATTCAATAGCTGCTTGTTCACGGCGTTCTGCCTCACGATACTTATATGTGAGTTTATCAATACGCTTCTGTACACCATCGCCGTATTCTTTTAGCTCATCGTCTGTATCAAGAAACTCTTTAACCCTGTCTTCGGCGGTAGCCTCTGCCTCTTCTGCAACAGGGGCAACAGCTTCTGATAGCTGATCTGAAGCTTCGATTTCAAGATCTGCTGCTGTGTTATCTTCCTCTTCAGGAAGTTCTAGTTCAATATTTTCTGCGGTATTATTTTGCATGGTCTTCTCCATGTGTGCGTTAATAATAGTTCAACGAAACTGATTCGTAAAGTCCAAATTAAAAAGTCTGCAAAATTGACTCTGGATCGTCAATTGTGGCCAGAACCTCATCATCATTGAGCAAGCGGATTTCGCCTCCGTCAATGGGAATTCGAGCGCCTGCATAACGACCAAAAACCACCCAGTCCTGCTCCTTGCACCAAGCTCCATGTGGAAACTTTGCTGGATCAGTGTAGGCGTCAGAACCAAGTTTAAGAACAAGCCCCACTACTGTGGCCACTTGCTCTCGCTCACGGGCGGTATCTGCAATAACAATACCTCCCTTAGTCTTTTCCTTAATCTTGAACGGTAGAATCATGATGCGGTAGCCTGTTGGCTCCGGTAATTGCGCGACCATCTCCTCAGAGAGCTGATCAACGTTCATTTCTTCTGCTTCTTCTTTCTTACGAGGTGCGAACTCGGACACTTGCGCTTCACCCATTTGCTTTCTCCATCTTCTTTAGCAGGTCTTTAATTTCGTTTTCGGCAAAGGTCAGACCAGAAACCTCACCAACGAGCTTTTGGTATGCGTCCCAATCAGGAACACTCCCATAAGTTGCAACTTCTGCAAGTTGAGCCTTACGCTCTCTAAATTGCTTCAGTAGAAATTCACTTACACTTAATCCGTCCATTTACGCCCCAAACTCTGCAAAGATACGCTCTGGGGGCCATCCTGCAAATTGCGCCACTATTTGAGGGCGCTGTCCCGTGACTTGAGATTGAACAATAATTTGCTCTTTGCTCATCAATTCCTGTGGAGCTAAAGATTGTGCTGTTTGCTCTCCAGCAGGGAGACTGGCAATCCCCTCTTGCCTTCGTAATTCGTTAATCATCGGTCCAAAAAACCCACTGCTAGATTGTTGCGGCGGGGGTTGTCTGTAGGTTTTTGTGGCGGTATAACTCCCTCCCCCCATTGGCCCACTTCCTTTGGTATATTGCTGAGGAGCCGCAGATCTTTGTGGAGATTGGCCTGCTTTTTGCTGTGCTTGAGAAACAGCGGACATCATCGTACTATTAAAGAATCCCATTATCTTTGTCCTTGGTTTTTTGAACGGGCTACATCAGTCTTTTCAGCATCGGACACGGCCTTTTGATAAATTCCTGCGGCCTTTTGCGTGGCTTGTAAATGGGCCGCTTCCCGTTTCTGAGCTGTATCCTGATTTGCTTTTTCTTGATCAGCAGCAATGTTCAGGCGTTTAGTCTCTTCTGTCATTGAAGCCTTTTCCAGGTCTGCGGCGATTCGAGCCTTAGCATCCTGTGATTTCTGTGCCTCGGTTTGCAATTTGACTTCCATCTCTGTGTCGTGCATCTCCTTCATAGGATCAGGTTGCTGTGGTGTCAATTGCTGGGAGATTTCACCAATTAACTGTGCCTCTGTCTGTGCCACACGCTTAACCAACTGTTGCTGCATCTCTGGAGGCATCTGCTGTCCTCCCATCTGCATAGTCATCTGCTGTGCTTCCTGCTCCACCTGCTCTTGTGCCATGAAACTAATATGCTGCATAATGTCCTGCAGGATATTAGAATAAAACTCCGGCATACCTTGAACCATAGGATTCTGTGCAAACAAGATATGAGACGCAATATGGGCCTCGTGATCCTGTCCAGGGAAGGCTTGTAGCTTCTGCCCTTGGAGAGCCTGTGCATGCTCCATTGCGGGGGTCTTAGGTGTGGGCTGTTCCTCCGCAGGTAAGATTGCATCAATATCCTTGACTTCCAGCGCCTGATACATTCGACGGTAGGCCTCTTTCAAATTATGTACCTGAGGGGCGGCTTGAGCCATTTGCAACTGTTGTGTGGCCATCATTACCCGCTGACTCATACTAAAGATATTAGGATCAGATACAGGAATCACATCTACACGATCATCAAAATCGCTCTGGAAGATCGTTGCATCCCCACCAGAAACCATGTACGGATACTCCGGAGGTAAACTCTCTGCGAACACCTTAGATAACAACTGGAATTCTTTACGTTGTGCATAATGCAAGCGTTTGTGAATCGCGGACATTACCTTAGTGCCGCGCTCCAACAGTGCGAGGGTTGTGCCTACCGGATTCTGCTGTGATCCTGTTTCAGATACCGCCATATCAGCGATAGCTGCAAAACGTCTCCCACTCTCAACCAGCATTCCAAGAAGTTGGAACAATACTGCGGAAGGTTCTTTGTATGGCAAAGGCATCAAAGACTCGCGCAGTGTGCCTCCTGGGGAATCTACGTCTCTCCACTCTCCAGGAGCAATAGGCTCTTCTTCATTACTAACCCGAAGTCCCCGCGCCTTGAAACCAGCAGGAAGGTTAGATAATGTGCCTGCATCTACCAACTGACGCAGAAGGGATGTCGCAGACTTACTCAAGCCTCCGATCATGTGAATCAGGCCAAACCCATAGAAGCCTAATCCTGGAAGGAATTTATACTGTACAAAGTAATCCTTCTTTGATTTTGACGAGTTATTTTCTTCCCAGTTCCTTCTAATGGATACAATTTGACTTGTGTCCTCTACAACGGTAACAACGTATGGAAGAGCGATACCCGTCGGATCGCCTGTCTCTGGATAGATATCCTCAAATCCTGGAATATCTAGGTCAACATGCATCTCAAGAAGGCAATATTCCTCATTACCTACGGCAGAGCGTGTTGTGCCTTGGATCTCGTTAATTTTCTGCTCAAGGGGAGATTCAGCCTCATCGGAGGGGGAAGATAGTTCCACATCCTTATAAAAACCTATTACCTGCTGCTTGCGAACATCGTTCTCGGACATCCGCACAACATGCGTAACGCGAGGAGCAGATTTCAGATCGGTTGCGGTGTAATTAACCACCAAATCCTCTGCAGTTACAAATTTACTCACAGCACGGTCTAACGCACCATCATAATATACCTTCTTAAACGCTGAGCCTGACAACGGCAGATAAAACAGCATCTGATCCAATTCTGGATCATACTCCTCCATCACATTCGTTATCTGGAAATTCATGAACTCCTTGACCCGCTGGGCCTGATCCGTGAGGGAGGCTCCTGGAGGAGGGGGTGGAGCATCGGGACCCTGTTGTTGAGGCGGGTTAGCCCCAACCGTGGTTACAGATACAGGACCACCAGCGGGAAGGAGTTCTTTGTAGGCTTGCGCCTGAAACTGTGTTGCTGCCTCTGCCAGCAGCGGATGATGGACCCCTGTCGCTCCTTCAAAAGGCTCCGTGCGCTCCTCATTGCTCGTACCTAATAGATCTAATCCTTCGGCAAAGGACTGAAGCCACGCGGACCTTGATTCTTTGTCTTCCTCATACAGGTCAATTAGTTCTGCTGCAAGAGGTCGTAATTGCTCTTCGGGGATAAACTCTGCAAGGTTGGCTCCGTGAGGAAGATCCATCGGAGGCATCATCTGGGTCTGGGGTTCAAAGTCCACCATCATCCCACCGTCGTCCAAGGGTAAAAATTCAATGTCCCTGGGCAATTCTTGCACTGGCTCAGGTAACCCCACTTCTTGGGCCATGATTTCTTCGTCTTCAAATGAAGAAATTGGGAATGGTGCCGCGTTATCTACAAAACTCATACTTTATTCCTTAAAAATTCTTACTTTCTTCGTCAACCTTACGAATAGCATCAATCACTTCATCAAACGTTGCAAATCTCTTGCCTGTCTTGACAAGTTCACCTCCAACCTCATCAATAATCTGCCCAACCCCAACAGCCCTTACATATTCTGGTGCTATTTCTTTGATTAAATCAGAAACTGCAACCACAGAATTGGGGGAATATTCAAATGGGTCAAAGACATTTGGGCCAACCAAAACCATATCAGCATTCAAATGATCACCAATACCGGCACGGGGGTTATATCCACCTGCCAATTCTGCATTAGGAAGTGATTTAATGAAATCCTGTATATATAAAATGGCTGTATCAGACGGTTTCCGGTTACTAATCCCTTTAATCTGGTGGATATTTGTAATTACTTCGTCAGGGTTGTTTTGCAGCCACTGGGTTTTAATCTCTTCAGTTGCTGAATGTGTATCAGGAAACTCTACAGGCTTCATCCTTTTCAGATCCATGGCTTGTGATAGAACTAGCTCAGGATCATATAAGGAGTCTGGTATTTCCCTAGTTGTCTCAATAGTGGCTAACGATTCACCAGTATCTGTATCCCTCAATGAATAGATTTTCGTTCTGCCAGCTTCGATATCAGAATATCCACCACCTAATTGGCCATAGCCTCTTCCAGACGATGGCTCATAGCCCCTTACAGAATGAGAAAGTGCCTCTGATTCTGCTGCAAACTGCCCTTCTCTATTTAGCTCAATCCAGCGATAGCCCTCATCTGGGTAGTCTTTGACTATATCAGCAGCCATAGTCTGCTCAATCGGAACCTTCTTTTTATTCTCAATACGATATTCGTTGATCTTAGCTACATGGTCAAAGACATCAGCAACACTCATTTTAGGCAATTTTTCTGGCTTAATCTGGAGATCCTGTGGTAGGCCAGAATCTGTTGCCATAGCATTTGTTATTTCATCCTGAACGTGATCTAAATCTAACAACCTCTCTACACCATAAGAACCTCCTAATAAAGTGTATAAAGGAGTGTCATCAGCTAACTCT